GGTAAATATATTACCCTGTTGTATTTCCAATATAATCCTCTTTAAATTTTTCATATCCATTTTCTGCAATATATTGCATTGCTCTCATGATGAACCCGAATGATGCACCTGAATGCCCATTGTATCCAAGTTCTGTAATTTTTGCGTAAATTTGTGTAACTTCTGGCGCGGTAGAATGCCCGAATCCTTTGCTACATGAATCTTCCTTCATAAAGTTCCAAAGCTCTAGCTGATTAATCGCCTGGTACGCAGTTACATACATGATGCGGTTCAATTTATTAATAAACTCAAAATCTTCGTTTCCAACGCTTGTCATTTCTTCTGTGATGCAGTTATTATCTTATAGTTACGGTAAATCAATTTTTTTACAACCTTTATAAAATTTTACTCAATGCTTCAATCTTCTCTAGAGACAATGTCTCTGGAAATTTTGTGCTAAATTGTATAATTAAATTTCCGGTGTGTCCTTCTCTCGTTAATCCCATATTTGGAATCACCTTCTGATAATTTGGTGGAATTAGATTACCAGCTTGGTTGTTTATAGTATATACCTTTCCATTTACATATTTAATATCAAAACTGAATCCACACAACGACTCTTTGAGAGAAATATCCTTATTCATTATTAAATCCAAACCTCGTCTAATAAATTGCGAATCATTATTAATACTGATAAAAACCTTTACATCTCCTTTGCATGTATCACTTACAACATTCCCGGTTTCTCTCAATACAATAATTTCATTGTGGTCAATTCCCTTAAACACATCTACATATACAGTAACAAATTCAAATACCTTGCTACCATTTTCTAAAGACCATCTTTCAATTTCTACTGGCATTTTTGCACCAGTTAAAACTGTTTCCATAGTAATGTGTATCGTTTTTATAATTGGAGGGGGTTTTTCAAGTGCATGATTCATAGTTACGGGAACACCATTTCTAAATATTCTCACGTTTGCCCCGGGCGGGAATCCTGCACCAAACATTCCACCAGGCATCCCACCAGGCATTCCACCAGGCATTCCAGGCATACCACCAAAAAATAAATTTGCAAATAAATCATTGATATCCATCTCCCCACCACTACCAAAACTATTCATTCTCATAAAAGGATTTTTTTTACCCATGTCATATTCTTGTTTTTTATCTGCGTCACTCAATGTTTCATATGCTTCATTGATTTTTTGAAATATTTTCACCTTTTCAATATCTCCATTGTTTCTATCTGGGTGATATTTTAATGACAGCTGTCTATATGCCTTTTTAATCTCATCTGCACCCGCATTCTCTGAAACTCCTAATACACTATAAAAATCATCTCGTTGCATTTTAATAATATTATTGGAGATAAACTTAAATAATAATTTACGAATATAATTATTAATGGAATACAACCTCTTTATAAACAAATTTCAGCCACTTTATTTTAAGGATTTTGAAGTTGAAGAGGAAATGACTGATATTTTGAATACATTAATTGATATGGATAATTTAAATATTCTGTTTATTGGTGATATGGGGAGCGGTAAGACGGTCATTTTAAATGCGCTCATAAGAGAATATTATAAGAATTACACAGAAGCACAATATTCCGAAAATGTATTGCATATAAATAGTTTGAGAGAACAAGGAATCAATTATTATCGCAATGATGTGAAAACATTTTGTCAAAATTGTTCTGTAATTAAACGAAAAAAGAAAATCGTCGTTCTAGACGACATTGACCTTATTAATGAACAAAGCCAGCAAGTATTCAGAAATTGCATTGATAAGTTTAGTCACAACGTGCATTTCATATCATCATGCAGCAATATTCAAAAAGTTATTGAAAGTCTTCAATCCAGATTTACAATCATTAAAATAAAACCGCTTCAAAGAAATAATTTAGCAAAAATTATGAGGAAAATAAAAACTACCGAGCACATTGAAATATCGGATGACGCAGAAGATTTTATTCTGGATATTTGCAACAACACTGCAAAAATTTTGATAAATTATATGGAAAAATTTAAATTATTGAATATGCCAATTACATTAGAATTAGCAACAAATGTATGCACAAATATTAGTTTTCATACATTTCAAAAATATACCGAATATCTGAAAAACAAACAATTGCACGATGCAATAACCCTGATATATTCTATATACGACAAAGGTTATTCTGTCATGGATATTTTAGATAACTATTTTTTATTTATTAAAACCACCAGCATTTTAAGTGAAGACGAAAAATATATAATTATTCCATTTATTTGCAAATATATTACAATTTTTCACAATATTCACGAAGATGAAATAGAATTAGCGCTATTTACAAATAATTTGATTAATAATTTAGCGTAAATCTAGAGTTTTTATATTTCAAGTATTATATACTATAAAATGCATAAACCTGAACACTTGCGAGTTATAAATTATAATAATAAAGGCGTTATTGGCCTTGAAAATTCTGGAATAGAAGACCCATATGTTATTGGAAATATATATGGTTACGACTATTATATTTCTGCAGATGACAATTCATATGATATTTTTACTCCAATCATTTTACAGAAATTTAATTTTCCGGCGGCGGTCGCATTTGTTGGACTGCGAAACGTAATCCCTGAAAATATGCCACTTCCTTGTTTTAATTTTAAAATTTCAGATATTCGCGACGATGACTGCGTTAATTTAGATTTTTATACACTACAATTCAAGAATATATTTTTGAAAATGGATGTTAATGGAGATGAAACCCTATGGTTAAAATACGTTTCTGAACAAAAACTTAAAAGCATTAAACAGCTCATCATCACAATGAAACCTGAAGAAAATATTGTTGGATTAGAAAAATTGAACAAAACTCATTATATTATAAATTTGCAATCTAGAGATGATAAAACAACAATAACTTATATCAGAAAAGACTTTGTCAAGGAGATATCATATATTGGAGCGAGCCGTATAGGTGAGCGACTGGATTCCGTAATGTTAGTGAAGGATTCTGATGAAAACGATGACATTGAAGAACCTGTTCCTACTATCACTATTATTGAAGAGCCAGAAATTCTTAATGAAGAGATTACAATAGTAAAATCAACAACCAATAATAAGAACCGCAAAAATAAGGATAAAAATAAAAAAGAATCCACGAATTAAACCTTTAGGAATAGTGCGCCTACAAATATTTTTATTAAATGTATAGTATAATATATATTTTATATATAGTATAATACATGGCAAATCAGACATTTAAAAAGGAGTTTCCGAAAGAACTTCTATTTGACCTCTTACAAAGTATCTCTATTAAAAATGACAAGTATTACACATTAAATCATGATGCTTATAAAAAGGGGGTATTTAATAATATTTTGACTTATTTTTTTGAAAAATGCAAACCATATTATCATTTATCAAAACAAAAATATTTAGAGAGAAAAATGACATACAATAGTTTTACTACGATATTGCGCCAAATCTGTAATTTTAATAATATCACATATACATCTGTTATAAAGTATGATAAATCTACTTACAACATTATTTATTACATTTATTTTTAAAAAAAATAAAAAATTAAAAAAATAAAACAATTAAAATCATTAAATTTTATATATAATAATTTCATATCACCAAATATGAAATTATATACAATTATCTACAATATATTTATTTGTGTCGCTTGCAGAACACCACCAGATGATTCAGATGATTCAGATGATTCAGATGAATCTACCAATTTTATTGTCAGGTAATTTGGAGCAATGGCGACTAGAATCCGTAACGTTAGCGAAGGATTCATGGTTTGGGGTCAGTATTTCGTCTGATCAAATGGGTTGCAAATGGCTGTGGTTTTAATCCCCATAACCAAAATCCAGAAGGAATTTTCCAATACCCAATCCATTTTTTGGGATTGTTTTGCATTGGTTCAATTGTTCCCTTCTTAGAATCCGGCGCGCTTGCCAATAGTATATATTTACTAATAATTATATTTGACTCTAAAACTTGTTTTTGCGACATTCTCGCAAACCATTCATAGTGTCTTCTATTCAATATATCCTTTGCTGGTATATAAATTCCATACATTTGAGGATAAAAGTCAATATAATCATTTGACAACAAATTATCCACTAAAACTGTAGTATCATCCATTGTTTTTGTCCCAATTAGTTTTCCAGGAATCAAATTAATCTTGTGTTTTTGCACGCGAGTATTACACCAGCGATTGAAATCGCCTAAAAACTCTGATTGTGCTGTATAATCTTCTGAAATTTTTCTTTGCATAAAATCAATCAACTCCCGCATTACTGGACATTCTTTTTGTGCGCCCATAAAAGTAATATCGGAATAAAACTCGTGCGTTGTTGATGTGATATTTCTATCAACTGTTTCACAAATAAACATTTTATTTCCACTTGTTCCAGTAGTATATAAATCCATTAGATTGCGCATACACAAAAAGGAAGGAGGGACAATTATTCCACCATAACTGTATAGGATCTTTGCCATCCCGAGAGAACGCATATAATCTAAAACAGGGCTTGCAAGTGTTTTGGTATTAATTGTCCATCCCGGCAATAATTTTTCAAACGACTCATCGTCTATTAGGCAAATGTGGAAAGAATCTTCGCATTGATTTATTATACTTCTTACTGTTAAATATAAATATGGTTGATTCAAATCAAAAGAACTGCGGGAACCAAAACTTATCCAATTGCGCGAGTTATATTCGTATGTTATCGGAATCCACAATATGGGCTTTTTACTATTAGCTAAAGATGAATCCGTTAATAAATATTTTTGAATCGCGTTATAATTTTCATTATTTTCTGCCTTTGCCATTTTATCTTCATATCTATTGTATAAAAACCCAAGAACTAGCAAAACAATAAATAGATAAATATAATTGATGTGGTTTTTTATTTGAAATGACATATATAATATTATTATATATTTTATTTCATGTAGTTGTATATAAATTATTTGTTCTTATTTGTTCTTATTTGTTCTGCAATAGTTGCATTCCACTCCAAAATTCTTGATTCTTTTGCTTTGATTGCTCTGTTTGTTTTGCTAATTCATATGCTCGCCTGACTGCTTTTTCTTCTTCTTTTGAATTTCGTTGATCCAAATATTGTTGGGCTTGTTGTTCTGACAATGGTTTTGTATCTTGACTATTTCTATAGCTAACAAATTCATTTACGTTATTAAATTTTTGTTTCTGCTCATAATCTTCTTCAGTTACTGGTATGACCGTTTCTGTGTGCGCTTTATATAAGTCTTGAAAACCCAACCCGCTAAACAACCCAGAGTCATATGTTCCAGGAGCATCATTTGATAATTCTGATGAAGAGATGCTATTGTTCCCCCATATTTCCTGAATATCCTCTCTCACAATGAGAGAACGTGCCTCTGACTTTTTCTTATCAAACTCATGTTTCATCGTCGCCATTGATACATTTTTTACAGTATCTATATCCTCATCTGTTTTTAACCAGTCTCCATAACCTTTCATTTCAGATTCATTGTGCAATTTATTTCTTTCAAATTGATCATTGAACCAATTATTAAAATTGTTGCTGTTTTTAAATTTTTCATTAGAATCAAAGAACTGATCAAGCAATATATTTTTTTCTTTATCAGAGTAATTGGAGTATTCCGTATTCTTTGAATTTAAACAATCTACATCTCCTTTTTTTCTAAATTCCCACACAGAGTGTAACATTTTATAAGCTTTTGAATAAAAAAGAAAATATTCTGCGGGTAGCTTGGATTTATCCGGGTGAGTTTTCATAACAACTTGCTTTGCCATTTTCATATCTTGTTCATCAAAATTAACAGGAATCTTAAACAAGCTCAATATATCTTGCAAATTATAATTATTTATATCCAGATCAACACTCATATATATACAACCATTAGAAAAGGTTGCGTCAAATATTCCTCATAAAAAGGCGCTAGATTTAACCATTTATTAATGGTATAAATGTTGAACAAGAACATGGAGAACCATCATCAAAAATAAGTTTATATACGACATCAGCTGGAAGTGGGTATATTGGCTTGAAATAGTTATTATTTTCAATTATTAGATCTTTTATACTTTTATCATTATTTTGAATAAACAATCTATTTCCACTTACATCTAACGTAACTGCATATACCCTAATTTGATTCTCTGGTCTTAAATAAAATTGACTTATAACGTTTTTATATAAATCAGCGCATGTTGCAGATTTATTTATAGGAGATAATTCACAATATCCGCAACATTTATTCACTTCAAACAAATAAGAATTATTACGAACTGATGATATATACCTATCAAAATCAGAATTAAACTTGCTAATTGAATTATTCGCGTTCATTGATAATTCTATAAAAATATTTTTATATTGTTTTACGTTGAATTGAAATTCAACCTAAAAACAACCGGAATCCTCTACAATGAGAATGGAGCGAGCCGGAGCGATAGCGAAGGTGAGCGACTGGAATCCGTAACGTTAGTGAAGGATTCTGCGATTTTTATAATAAATTAAAATTCAAAGTCACCCGAAAATGCTTTCATTTTTTTATAATGAGTTTCTGCCTCTGCATAACCTCCAATAAATTCATTATTAAAAAAAACCATTGGAAATAGTTTAATTTCTTTTTCTGCGCATTTGGCAATAAATTGTAAAAACTCTTGTTTATTTTCAATAATATATTCGTCGCAATTAACAACTAGCATCTCTGCTCCACATTCACATAGATATGTTTTTATTTTAACACAATTTGGGCATCCACTTTTTGTATAAATTGTATAACCATTGGCCGCCGGTGTAATATACTCGTCGTCGTCCATTTTTATAGTATAATTAGTTATTTTATTTTTATAATGTAATCACTAATAAAGATTTATGATATTGGAGCGAGCCGTAACGTTAGTGAAGGATTCCGACTGGAATCCTCTACGAAGTGAGAACGTTAGTGAAGGATTCTGATAGCTTGATTCGTTTTTTTGGGGGTTGCAAATTTTGCGTTTCATCTGCTGGTCGGTAAAAATCTACTGTGCTAAGTCGGGGATTAATTTCCTGCATAAGAAACGCTTCAATTTGTTTAGTTTTTTCTAACATTTCTTGGAGCTCCCTTATTATTAATGCACTTTGATTTACAAACTCTTCTCTCGCGGTAGATTGATCCATTGTTATCTTATTATAAGTATTCTATATATTCTTAATATAAAACAAATCAATTTTTTATCATGCAATTATATATGCCGAGTCCAAGAAGTTCATCAAGACGTTCGTCCAAAAGTTCGTCCAAAGGGTCGTCCAAAAGTTCGTCCAAAGGTTCATCATCTAGCAAAAAAGCTAAAACAAGAAAACAAGTTAGAATACATTCACCATTAAACCAAACGCGCAATTATAGTTTGAGTTCAACCGAAAAGGCTCACAAAAAAACGATGCAAAGATATAAAAACTGTCCAGCCTACCCAGAATTTGATGATTTTCCGTGCGTTAAAGCTTATTCTGTTTTTGATAATATGGCAGAATATGAAGAGCATAAAGATTTATTGGGGTTAAGAAATAATTCAAGAGTGTCTTCCATTAACAGTCATTACTTAAAAACACGTAAAAAACACGTGTCTGAAGGAAAATATTCAAGAAAGATACCACACGAATTTCGCGTATATAATAAAGACACCGGTGAAATACACGATATTAGATTTTTTTGAAAAAATTTATTTACCAACAGCTGCATACGCTTTTTGGATTGACATCAAATGAAGCCCACATCGTTTGAAAAAGGCATCTAATTGTCCTGGGTCTGAACCAGTTACACTATCATCTGGTGCAAACGACATATTCCCTCTTTTATACATTAGAATTACAGGTATCCCATTTACCATTCGTTTTTGTTTTAAATATGAATACAAATCAATACTTTCATCCACATCAATATCAGCGCAAATAACTTCTGGGGGAGAGGATGCAAAAAATCCCTCCACAATATGCGCAATTTGCCGGCATGGCCCACACCATGTAGCCCCCAGTTTTACGATTACTAAACCAGGATTTACCTTTAATAATCTTAAAAATTCGTCGCGATTAACAAAAGCATTGATAATCTCTTTGGAGACCTTGGACATTTATACTGTATCAAGTTTAAAAATAAATATTCTAAACTATTTATTTTTGCGCCATCGGCTTTAAGTTGTTTTGGAATATATTATTTTGCGCCATCGGCTTTAAGTTGTTTTGGAATATATATTATTTTGCGCCATCGGCTTTAAGTTGTTTTGGAACATATATTATTTTGCGCCATCGGCTTTAAGTTGTTTTGGAATATATATTATTTTGCGGGTTTTTATCAATTACAACTTCCTTTGCAATATTTCTTACTATTTTTTCGTGTTTTTTATCGTCGTCTTCTAATGTTGAACCACCCATTGATTCGCACAATATATGTTGATAATCTATGTGTTTCTTGGTTTCCGTGTCTTCCGCAGTTGGATTTTCTGCCCTCCATTGTGGAAGCTGTTTTATGTTTTTATTCTCAATGCCCTTTATAGCCTGCTTTATTTTAAAATTTTCGTCAGTGTCTTTTCCCCATGCATCCTTGTCCTTCACATACAAGGTTTCTCTCTTCAGATCGCTGCAATGAATCGGTCTTTTGAATATATCCAACTCCTTCAGGTTCCGAATAAATATTTTACTCATACCTTCTGTGTATCCCAATCTACCAATCATATCTAAATCTGACAACTGCAGCTTGATTGTATTGACAAAATCCATGATATTGAGTGCATCTTTACACTGCTCATTTAAAAAGAACTGCAGGTTAAATTGATTATTATTGGTATTATTATTCGTTGTAGAACCCATCTTGCTCGCCATTTCTAACAGTTGTTGGTGAAGTTTTTGATTTTCCTTGTTCTGTTCTATAATAATCTCCTTGAATTCCTGATTTTCATTCATTTGTTGCTTGAATAGCTCTGCAAGCACTTTGAAATCTGTATTAGAGCTTATATATTCATTTTTGGTTTCTTCTGAATTGCATTTTTTTTTGTGTCTCCATAACCCCGCTCGGTCATTGTATATTTTTTTGCATTTTTCACATGAATATTTTTTTGCGCTATTTATTTCCTTAAAACTGTTGTCAATCATTGTTGAAACGTTGTTTTTGTGTTTCGTGCTTTCAAAATGCACGTCTATATTAAATTTTTTACACGTTCCATAGTCACATTTTTCACAGTAATATTTTTTGCTGCTTTTTACTAAAGATTTGTTGCCATCTGTTGTCATACATTAACAACGGAGAATAAGCCTAAGCTTTTTTTGCATTAAATAGTAAAAATATCAAAAAATTAGCATCACAAAATTTTTAAGTTTTTATTAGCAATTTAGATCATTATGCTCAGAACGCTCCAAAAAACAGCGATTTCCAAGATTCTTTTCGGATTTTGAAAAAAGGACATTTTTTTTGTCCTTTTTTGATTTTCACAAACACTTTTGACCCCCTGAAATCTGCATTTTCCTGCCCTTACTGAGAATATATATTTGAAAATACAAATAGATATTTTATTATGGGTTTCAATGTAAATGCAAAAATACAACGGGGGATATCTGCACGATAAGCATTTTCTAGGCCATTACATCATTGACATATTTCTCCAATTCATTTACATTAATCTCTGGAAGTTCCACATGGCATTCCCAGAAATATTTACAGAAGGCCCATGTGAATTCGCAATCTGTGGGATACAAATCGGTGTGATCTTCCTTGATCCTTTTATACAACTTTTCAGGCAAAAATCCAAGACTTTGTCTCGGCAAAACATAGCAAAGTTGCACAAGTGGAGTTACTGCCTTGGAATTATTCTCCTTGATGAATGTAGTATCAAAATATGGGATAAATCTAATAAGATCTTGCAGTAATGGGGGATAGTTATATTTATAACACCAGCGCCAATCTGGGCACCCTGTAGTATAATATTTCATAGTCCATTCAAGCCCCTGCAAGTAATTGATGCAGATTTCCTTGCATCGCTCTTCATCAATATCAATTTTAAACATGCATTTGTAATAACGATGCCTCCATCCATCCTTGAATGGATTCACATATTTTTCCAATTCGCGCTCATAATTTGGAATTGCGTCAAATTTTGCATATTTCTGTTCTGGCGTTCCAGATGGATATGAGAATTTTTCTCTTTTATCGCGCAACTTCATTTCATTCTTGAAATACTCGTCTTCCATATTCGCCAATTGCTCAACCAATTTCCTAACATTCTTCCAATAAATATTTCTTCCATCCGTTAGATTTTCGTTTGTTCCGCCAAGCGTGGCCTTGTATGCATTCAAAAGCTTGTCAATTCCGCCAGTGCGGATATTTACCGCGGGAAAATGTGGCATAAAATCGTTCCCCAACATAAAACACAAGAAAATATAGTCATAGACACGATTTTTTTCCTGAAAAGTTGTCAGCTCAACACCATTATTCATATCCAATATGATGGTTTTTGCCAATTCTGGAATATCAAGCAAATACGTCTCGTTGGGTTCAAGGGAATTATCAATTGTCTTGATAAATTCCGGCGTTTCTCTGAACAAGAAAATCCTTTCGCTAATGGGCAAATGATTAATGGACAACATAATAAGATCTGCATCAAGACCATATATCACAGTTGTTTTATCTGAATGTGCAGCAGAATTGCAGCGAATATAGTCAAAAATTTTATGCTCCCCTTCACCAACTTCATCCGATGTAGATACAATAACTTTAGACATGCCATATTTAGCCGGATCGTTGAAATGCTTTGTAATAGAGATACTTAAATCTTGCATAAATGCTGTTCCGGGGGTAATTGCAGTTGTGTTCCACGGGTCGTTTCCTGCCGCTTTCTTAAAAATAGACTTGGAAATTTCATTTTGATACCAGGATTTGTATCTGCGATTGCGCTGTTGTTCAAGTTTTGCCACGGGTGCAACTCCATCAAATGCGACCATTAGATTATTATCTGGCGCAATTAGTGATATATATTCTTCAATTTTTTGAACCACTCTGGTTATGATTGTGCGAGTAGCAGATTCTGTGAGCGCGTCAAAATCAATATTGCGAACAGCATCATAAATAATAGAATTGCAGTCCATGTATAAATTATTAATAGGCATCTGACCTTTTAATAATTTTCTAATAATTTCGGGGTGGTTCTTAACAATGTATGAAAAGTAGCTAGGTATTCCCATTTGCAGTTATATATATTGCATTTTTGTGTTTAATACGGTTTGTGATATATTATTATCCCTAATTGCATTTATAAAATAACATAAATGCGCGTGCATTAAAACTGTGTTTTTTCTAATATCTATATAAATTAAGAATAGTATGAACAAAAAAGTGCCTTTAAATATTCAAAATCCGCTGGTTTTGAAGAATTCCCAGGATATTACAAATTTAGTTGAGAAAAAACTGAATTTTTTTCAAGATGTTATACAAAAAACTATATTAAATGCGCAAAAAAATAAAATGTTGGATATTTTAGGAGTTAGTGAGATGGCTACATGTATCAATACACTAAATAATATTAGTGAAAGAATGAAAAGTATCAGCGACGGTGTCCTTACATTGCCAACAGACACTATAGTAAGTAATTTACAAGTATTAAATAATGAATTGTCTAGTTTATTAAAAAGTTATGGAACAGAATCATTTGATGATTTATTGTCAATATGTTTCGGCAATAATAGTGCTATTATCACTAATGAAGACGACGCTTTAAAATACGATTTATTAAAAAAATATTTCCATCCAACTCAATACAAGGTGGTAAATTTAAAGAAATCCGAGAATGATCACGAGGGTAAATTAAAAACTACCTTTATGGATGATTATATTACAGATAAAACTAAAAACTTTGAATGCACTGATATCTCATTAAATTCTAAACAATTTCATTTGAAAGTGTATGGTTTAAAAATATATGTGTATCACAGCGCATTTAATAAACATTTATTAGTATATGGAATTGTGGATGATATTATTATTCAATTCTTAAATAATAAATATATTAATAATCAAATTTTGAGCATTAAAAATAACTTGCCAAATGAAGAAGAATTTAAGGGAGATAGTTTTGAAAAGTATTTTGCATCATTAACATTGAAAGATTATTTCATATTAAGTCACGCGGACATCTACAATAGATACAACGGATATTTAATCCAATATAAATTATTAAAACAGAAAACATTGTTATTTGCAGTGAAAGATTTTATTGGAAGTGATTTATATACAAAGCGCAATACCTTGGTACAGTTACTTATAAGTTCAACCGATTATGATAACAAATATATGGCTTATTTATTATATGATCTCTTGTCAAATGATGTCAATGGAACTGTAGATACGGTTGAACAAACAATTTTATTTGATAGCTTTCCGTGGTCCATCAAACAATATTTTCGTGAGGCAATGAAAAAAACAATTCAATATACTAATGACTTATCCAATTTTGACATAAATAAGATTCCTTTGGAACAACAAATTTGTTTAATGAAAACGACTGACTCTGTCAAAGAAAAGGCTATGATAAAATTAAAGGAAGTAAAAGCGAAATCAGAGGACTCTGGATCAAAAGCGCGTCAATATTTGGATGGATTATTAAAAATACCATTTAATGTATATACAAAGGAACCTGTGATGAATGTTATGGACGATAATAGGAAACAAATGCAAGAGATTCTAAAAAACCCAAAAATAACAGAACTGATTCCGGATATTCAAAAGAAGGATAAATATACAAGCATTGAAATATTGTCAAATGTGAAAAAAATAACAACAAAATTAGTTGAAACCAACGGGATTGCCATGTTGAAGAAAATTAAGAAACAAATATTATCGTTTGACAAGCAACAACTTTTGGCAAAAATTGCAGTCATTAATGTGCTTATTGAAAATGAGCCGTTAAATATAGCGCCCATACAACATCAAGGAAAAAATAAGAAAGAATTGGGATTAAGTGTAACGCAATTTGTGGATATTTGTTACAACACAAAACCGGAAATTTTAATGAATTCAACTCTGCAGTTTGATGTTTCTGCAAATATTATGACTGAAGTAAATACAATTAAAACAAATTTTGGAAAGATTACAGATTATATTAAAAACGTTAAAACTACATTAGATAAAGCAGTTCATGGTCATGATAAAGCAAAGAAACAAATAGAGCGAATAATTGGTCAATGGATTAATGGCGAGCAGGATGGCTACTGTTTTGGGTTTGAAGGGCCTCCTGGAACAGGCAAGACTTCTCTCGCAAAACGAGGCTTAGCAAACTGTTTAAAGGATGAAAAGGGGAACAGCAGACCGTTTGCAATGATACAAATGGGTGGTGATAGCAACGGCAGCACTTTGCATGGGCATAATTATACATATGTTGGTTCAACTTGGGGTGGGATTGTTCAAATTCTAATAGATAAAAAATGCATGAATCCTATTATTTTTATTGATGAATTGGATAAGATTTCCAAGACGGAACATGGGAGAGAAATTGTTGGTATATTGACGCATTTGTTAGATCCAACTCAAAATGATGTTTTTCAAGACAAGTATTTTTCTGGAATAGATTTGGATTTGTCCAAGGCTTTATTCGTGCTTTCTTACAATGATGTTGATGCCATTGATAAAATTTTATTAGACCGCATTCATCGCATTAAATTTTCAACTCTCTCTCTTGAAGATAAACTTGTAATTGCAAAAGATCACACATTACCTGAAGTATATAAAAAAATGGGATTGCAAGGTATCATTAATATTGCAGATGAAGTTCTCAAATTTATAATAGAGGAATATACATCTGAACCAGGCGTTAGAAAAATGAAGGAAGTCATATTTGAAATTGTTGGCGAGGTAAATTTGGATATTTTGAAAAATGATAATTATGATTACCCTATTAATATTACGATTGAAGATATAAAAACAAAGTATTTCAAAGATAAACGCGGTGTTGTTCATAAACAAGTTCCCGCCGAAAGCTTAATTGGTGTCATAAACGGGTTGTGGGCGTCTGATTCGGGATCGGGTGGAACACTCCCAATTCAATCTAGATTTTTCCCATCTGATACATTTTTAGGATTAAAATTGACTGGCCTGCAGGGCGACACAATGACTGAATCTATGAATGTTGCTCTCACGCTTGCGTGGAATTTGACTTCGTATGAAAATAAGGAAAAAGTGCGTCACTTATATGAAGAAAAGAAATACGGAATTCACTGCCATTGCCCTGATGGTGGCACAAAAAAAAATGGACCAAGTGCAGGCACCGCAATTGTGGTATCAATGTTTTCATTATTAAATAACCGAAAAATTAAGAGTCATATTGCAATCACGGGCGAGATAGAACTTGTTGGTCTTGTATGTGAAATTGGCGGATTAGACTTGAAATTCTTGGGAGGGATTAAAGCAGGTGTGAAAGAATTTCTTTATCCGGTTGAAAATGAAAAGGATTACAAAAGTTTTATGGATAAGTATAAAAATACTGATTTGATAAAAGATATCATTTTTCGTCCAGTAAATAATATACATGAGGTATTTGACCTGGTGTTTGATGACGAATAGAAAAAATAAAAATACGAATATAATAATAAAAATACGAATAGAATAATAAAAACACGAATAGAATAATAATAAAATATTATATAGATTATTATTATATGAACGCTATTGCTCCAAAAATAACAAATTTGCAATCCAATGATTTTGGACAAAATCTAATAATGTATCAGCCAATGAATCTAATAGTTTTGCTTACATTTTATTCCCCCATAATTATTGCTTTGGGCGTGTTAAGCATGTCATTTATATTTCAAAATTTCAAGGGTTTCATTTATTTAGGCTTTTTATTATCAGCTTCAGTCGCAAGAGAGTTTTTATTGATGATTTCAGGCGCAACGCAAAAGGTATCAGCGAACAGGGTTTGTGACATGGCGCAATATAGTAAATACGGAAATACAGGATTTAGTATATTTGCAATCACCTTTACATTATTTTACATTTGCATGCCAATGTTTTTGAATAAGGATGTCAATTGGTGGGTATTTGGTGGGTTGCTCTTTTATTTACTAATGGACATTGGAATACGATACATGAAACAATGTATAACCCAAGTTTCTGATATATTGTTGAATTTAGTAACAGGAGCAGCGGTGGGTCTTCTAATCCCTGGCTTATTATATGTAGGTGGATCGTCCAAGTATTTATTTTTCAATGAAATATCAAGCACCAAGGAAATTTGTTCCATGCCCAAGAAGCAAAATTTTAAGTGCGCTGTCTATAAAAACGGAGAACTAATAGGCTCAGCATAAATAATGGCTTGAGTAACGTGTGATGACATTGTAATATCCCTTATTTTTACTGGATTTTCTTGTTGTTCTTGTTCTTGTTCTTGTTCTTGTTCTTGTTCTTGTTCTTGATTTAATTCTTGTTCTGGTTCATCTTGAATTTGTGGTGGAGGTGATGCAGGTTTTGCAAAAAAGAATCCAGCATTTTGCATAAACCATTTTCTGAAATCAGTTAAAACAAGTTTTCGCTGGAATGTTTCTGCTAAAAGCTTCATATTGCCTTTTGTGTGAAACACTCTTACAAAATTATTAAATGCAACAACTGGATTATTGTTAGCATATGTGGATGCTACATTGTCAATTTTAAATGTTGATTTATTTTTTCTGCGATTGACTGCATTATGAAAAATAAACATGATATTTCTAAAGTCATCTTTATTTCTTACACCAGCGGGATTAACTTTTTGTAAGAATTGGACTGCGTGTTGCGAACAATCGGGACACGGTAAAACTCTGCATATTCTGAAAATATAATTGAACAATTGTGGAAATACTTGATGAAATCTATCTGGATTTATTTTTTCTGCAAGTGTATGAAAAAAAGTCCAGATTGGGGGACCCCAAACATTTGGTGACATTAATATATCTAAGAAAGATAAAAAATATAAAGACTTTAACATAACTAACCAAATAAATCATGCCAATTTATCAAATAGAGGGAGGAATAAACTTTTACGATGAATTGTATAAATCATTGGATGATAAAATAGATGAAAATTCAAGCTCAGATGTGTGTCTAATAACAAATGTTCCATTGGAAGAAAACTTTATTGTTCTAGGATGCAACCATAAATTTAATTATGATGCATTATACAATGATATTTTGAACCATAAGAAAAAATACAATTCAATGGAGCGCCAAGTCATAAAATCAAAGGAAATAAGATGCCCATATTGCAGAACAATCAACAAAACCTTACTGCCACAGAGAGAAGGGTATAAGAATGTTCATGGTGTAAATCATTATGATGACACGCAAGAGTTGATTCATAAATCGTATGGTTCTGAATATATTCACGGTAAATGCAACTATATATATAAACATGACAGTCCAAATATTCTAGACTATTCGTGTTCAAATAAATATGTCAAGTTGTTGCAATTAGATGGAAAGCATTATTGCGGAGGGCATCATAATCAGGTTTTAAATAAAACTATAAAGGATAATAATATAAAAGAAAAGGAGGAAAAGAAGGCGGCCTTGTTGATTCAAAAAATAAAGGCAAATGAGGAAAAACAAAAGATAAAGGAGGAAAAACAAAAGGCAAAGGAGGAAAAACTCAAGGAGAAGCTGGATGGAAAAATTGCAAAGACAACAACAACAACAACAACAACAACAACAACAACAACAAAAAAGAAGACAAATATAAATATTTTAGACGAGAATGTCATATTATCATCGTCATCATCGGATCAAAGTGGATGCAATCAAATTCTTAAAACGGGAAAGAATAAGGGATCCCCGTGCGGTAATAA